TTCAACATTGCGGAGTTTTTCGGCGTACCGATAACGGATATATGGTCAAAGGAAGGGAAAAATGAAATCACGTAAATATGAATCCAGGCAGCAAGCCGTAGAGCATCTGTCCCAAAAGGGTACACTGACCTACTTCGGCCGTGAAATGATTAAGGGTAGAGACTACTACGTTTACCGCTACACGCTGCATAATCGGCAGACCTATTACCTGTTCATTCATGATGACGGTGAATTACTGCTGCATTCATAAAAAAAGAGCCCCGAAGGGCTCATTTTAGCGGTATACTGGCAATCACTTTACTCTTAAGCTTCACGCCTACTGTAGCATCAACGATCTTATTAATGATTCGCTCATCGTCATATCTCTTTTCAACGTAGACGTAAAGTTCGTCGGCCAGTGCAAGCAATTCCTTCCGGCTCATCTTGTTAATGAGCTCGGCTGCTTGTTCCCGCGTTTCGCACGCCATCAATTGCTTTTCTGTTGTCAAGGTATCAACCTCCTAGCTGTTATACTAATGTATATATATGCTAGGTTGCTAGACTATATGCCTGTCTATCAAAAAAAGCCCTCGGCATATAGCCGAGGGCATAGGGTTAATTGTAGAAGTACACTTTCTTTGTTGTGCCATCCCATGACACGGTACCACCCAGGAGCTCAGCAGCGGACCGAACGCCGATGTACGTCTTGCCGTCGATCAGTTTGAAATTGGTGATTACTTTCCCATCTACATACGGCGTTGCAGTGATTGCAACCCAATGCACATTAGCACCAAGAGCCTCGCCAAGCTGGCGCAGCGGTAAGTATACATGACCGTCAATAACGCGCCCGTATGCGGCAAGCTTATCGTCCACAACTATTTTTATCGTATCCTCAGCAGTTTTGAAAGGGTTTCTGCCTGTTGGAGTTGCGGTTTCCCGCAATGCGTCTTTGTCGATATTAGCGTTCGGAGGATCGCCTGTGTACTTATCGTAAAATGCTTTCTCCATCGCATTCACATCCACGTTTCCCGTGATGCCCTCCACGCTGCCTCTGCTTGTATACTGGAACACACTCCATTTATCCCATGTGCTATTCGCCATCGGTGTTTCTGTGCCGTAGTGTGCAATCCACAGCGGCCATTTTGCAAGCTCTTTGCCGAGGTTGTCCTTCGCAAAGCTGGCGCCCGTGTAAATCATCGCCGGATGCCCCGTTAGGCGTTCTACTTCCTTGAGCCACGTTACACACCAGGCTGTCAGCGCAGCGCCACCGCCTGCGATATTGTCTGCCTCGCCTTCAACATCAAGCACATGGGGAAAATCCGCCTTGTGCCCGCTGACTGTGCGGAAGAAGTTTGCGGCTTCGGAGAACGGATCGTTTAACTCCGGGTGAGCGTAGTGATAGAAACCCACTTTCAAGCCCGCTGTGGCTGCTCCTAGCGCGTTGGAACTGAATTTAAGGTCAACCATCGACTTTCCTTCTGTCGCCTTTATAAAGGTTCCCTGTACGCCGTCAGCTTTGACCGACGCCCAGTTGATGGAACCTTGATGATGTGAAACGTCGATAATTTTAACATTACTCGCTGTCTTTGCTTGCATCCTGTTCGCCGCCTTTGCTTTGAATGACTGCAATCATCTTTGAGAAGACAGACGGCATTGGCATCCCCATACGCCCACCGTTTTCCGTAATGGATAAGAGTTCATTCGCTATGTAGAAGTAGATCACAGCATCACGGAAGATGTGACCATTCCCTAGAGCGACATCGATCTTATGCGCAACGGTTACGAGCAGGAAAATAAACACTTTCTTTGCGATACCGATCATACCGACTTTACTGGACAGTTTACCTTCTGTCGCTGACGCGATGACTCCTGAGATGTAATCGACGACAATTAGAATCATGAGCACGTCAAGCAATGCGGACCACCCCCCCCATAGGTAAGACGCGCAAGCGCCTACCAGAGCTGCATACAATTTAAAGTTGACCATTCATTTCCCTCCCGTTTTTGGGCATAGAAAAAGCCGCAGGATTTACCCACGGCTTTCGGTTAATATTCAATTACTTACCCATAATCCAATCCCATATCTCAAAGGCAAAGCCTATTGGCACAAGGGCACAAACAGCATAAAGAATAAGTTTGTACGTAAACGATAACACTTTTATAACTTTCATGGTCTTCATCCCTTTTGTATAGATTGCTTTGCTAAGGTATTCCGTTCCTGGAGTAATGGTTCAATCTTGAATCGTTTTTCACTTGGTGAAAGTTCCTTGCTTGCCTCAATCTCTCTTATTTGTTTACCTATCTTGCTTATACGCATCGCAGTTCTGTTTAATACCTTCAATCGTGCTGAATCTTCAAACTTTTTATCATTGAGTCCGGCTGAACCATTCGCCCGTGTCAACTTATCGCGCTCATTGTAGAAGTCATCCAAGCTGCGCGAATTGGTAAGCGGGTCAACAAGAAACGATTTAACCAAAGGCCGCTGCTCCAACCGTTTCTGCGGCGACTCTGGCCGGTCAATAATTGCAGGGAACATTTTCTTCCCGAAAACCTTGCCTTGCAACAGCGAATCAACAGCAGATGTTGCGTAAGTACCTAGACCTGCCGTAAGTCCTTGAATTGTGTTATCCATCACGCGGGGCGAACTGAAATTCTTGAATGCTCCCGTACCACCGGTAAGTTTGTTAGCTCCTGCAGCAAGAAGTTTGGCCGTCTCCGTCGTTCTGATTGGATCATATTGATCCTTAAATTCAAGATTCTCTTCCCGTTTCGGAATGATACTACCTCCACGGAAAAACGAATAGTTCGCCATACCTTCGACCAGCGGCATCAATCCACTAATCTGCGTTGGGATCGCGAACGACGAAACTAAACTTTTTGCATATCCGTCAAACGCCTTCGGGTCATTCTCTTTGAAGTGTTTTAGGATACGTTCCGGCAAGTTTGCGAAGATTGGAGCTAGATCGAATGGCTTCGGGATACGTGCAACCATATCGGTTCCAGGTACAGCAATCAGCCAGAACGAGTTTTTCAACCAATCCGGCGCTTCATCGATGGTGTTTTTCTGTGTTTCCGTTGCGTGTGTGTGGTTCCAAAAGTAGATACCCACAGTTGGGACCGTTACTGCTGCAAGCGAGCGCGTAATCGTTCCTGCTGGGTTTTCTTTTATCGCCCTTATCAGCTTTGATTTACCTTGGATGTTGGCGTTTAAGAAGGCAACCATTTTATTCGCTTGCCGCACACCTGAACCGGCTCGCGCAAAATCCATGAGATCACGCGAACGATATGCCGCTTCTTGCTTGGTTTGCCCTTTCCGAAGTGCTGCGCGGTACTCGCCAACCTTTGTTGCTGATTCTGTCGTGTCCGAAATGTAGCGAAGAAGGTGAATCAACCCTTTTCCGTTAATGACGTTCACGAATTTCTTGCTGACCGGCTGCTTTAACACCTTGTTCAGTGCTTCCCGATGAACGTTGCGGTCCATCGACATTACGTTTCCATATGCGCCGAGGTTATCAACCCAATCTTTGTAGAGTTCGCCCTTTTTGATCGTCGAACCTAAGCCAACAAAGAAGTCAGTGAACGGGTTAAAGCCTGATTTGCTGGTCACGAATGCCGTGAGTACGTCACGAATCGGATTTCGTAAACTGAATTCAGGCGTCAGCGTTGCGCCTGATCGTAGCAATGAAGCTGGCTGAGCAAGAATGTTGACAATCAGGTTTGACGACTCCTTATCCAAATTCAGCAATGCCTTATAGACTTGCGGTTCTACTTCATACTTTACGTTCTCGCCGTTTTCTTTCACGTTCACGACATTTTTTCGTCCTACTTCTTCATCAGGTCCGAGTTTTCGGATGAATTTGTTTTCTGTGTCATGAACGGCAAGTTTAGCGAGCTGCTGTCCTACTTTATTGCGTTCAGCAGCGTTAACTGATTGGAAGATGTTTTTAACCAAATTCTCCAGAGGGTCAATAACATCCTTTTCTGACCCAGCAAGTTTTTTAACTGGACTAGCGATGTTGGCTAGTTTATCCGCCGCACCTCGCCCACCTACAAGCGCTTCATCATCTAAGGCACGGAACAGAGGTATATAGTTCTTCCAGCGTTCGTTCAATGTATCCTGCAGTTCCTTGCTGACTACGCCACTGTCAACAAGCTCATGCATCGTGTCGCGGGTGATCTGAACGAGTCCTTTTCGGGCCTCTTCCATAACCGGATTGTTCTCGTACTTCGCTAATACGTCCTCAATTTCCTTGTTAGTGAAACCGGACTTATACCCCGCTGCGTTCACATCTTTCGCATGTTTAGCCAATGCATACATACCAAGTTCATTGGCGTTATATCCAGCCTTTTCAACAGACGAAATAAGTGGGTTAAGGCGACTCTGAACAATCATATTAGCTCGTTCAGGTATCCCTTTCGTTAATCGCGCTGACTTATACAAGCTGTTCTCAGCACTTGCGACTTTACCCGTCACACGTTTTTCTAAGCCTTCCAATGGTGCTAGATCATCAATGAATTGGGTTCTAATGCGCTCCGTTTTTTGGCTTAACGTGGACTGCTTTTTCGCGGGCTTATAGTTGATTTTCTTTGCAAAAGTGCTCGCGTCACCAGTTCCGGAATTGTTAAAGTCCTCTGCTGCCTTGCCCTCTTTAGAGGCGCGGCGTTCCTGTTTCATTAGTTCTTCCTTCGCTGCATTGAACAGTTGCGGCGCTTTACCTCGGATAGATTCGCCAAACTCTTTCACGGCTTCTTCGGTGAAATCGGCAAGTTTAATCGTCCCTTTACCCATTTTCGCCGCCATGATAATGGACATATCGCCCCATTCCGGCAGAGGGTTAGAGTTAAGATTTCCACGCCGTTTGGCCATGCGTTGGCGAGCTGCTTTTTCTTGCTCATCAAGGAAGTTGTAAACACGGTCGCGCATCCGTGGTTGTTTTACGCTTTGAAGAACTTTCTCGGCTTCGGCTTCTGGTGTAACCTTCGGTGCTTCACCAATCGGATTTTCCAGTATTTTAGCCTCGTCTAATGGATTCGGCTTCAACCCCGGCGCTCTACCTAATGCATTCGACAAGCCTTTTTTATCCGCAATCTTTTTCACTCCAGCACCGAGAATCGGAACGCCAGCGCCTAGACCGCCGCCAAACGCCGTGGCTTCTCCAACCCTCATAAGACGATCCTTCGCATTTAAACCGCCGCCGAAGCCAATATCTACGCCTTCCTGCGCTGCTTGGTTAGCGCCGCCCATAATCGCGCCTGTTACGGCATTGCGACCGATGTTCGCCAATCTACCAGTTTGCGGAATGAGCTTCGCGCCGATTTGTTCCGCTGTTTTGGCTCCTGGTGCCACTGTATAGCCTGCAAATTCGCCTGCCTTATACGGTATAGAGTCTCGTCCTTCTTGGGCAAGCGGACCATATGCAGCGCGTTCTAGGTGGCTAGGAATGCCGAATAAAGCCGTATTAGCTAGACCGCCGACAAACTTTTCAGCAGTGTTCAAATGGAGTTCTTTTTGCTGCATTCGTTCGTAGTACGATGGGAACTCTTTTTTGTCGCTCATTGGCAAACCGAGTGTCTTAGCAACTTTCTGCTCAGCTTTGCCTAGTTTATCAATAAATCCGCTTGCAGGCGGCTTGTATAATGGGTGTTCCTTCTGGAACGTTTGCACTGCTTCGCCAAGCTTCGGACGTTCGGCATTCAGTCGTGCCGCTGTCATGGGTTCAACTTTTGGATGCGTGAAATCCTGCAAACTTTGGGCGACTGTTTTACCGCCGATCATTGATAATCCCGGTCCCTTTTGTGTTTCCGGTTCGACATATTCCAGTATCGGGCGTTCTGTTTGCTGCTGGCGGTATGACCCCGACTTCACATGCTGTCGCGCCTCTGCTCCCCTTCTCCGCCTATCTTCTTGAACTTCTTTGTACTCCAACACCGGACGGCGTGCCATAGCGCCCCTCCTTTAAAAAGAGAAAGCCGCCCATGATAGGCGGCTTCTGCTTTATCCTAATATTTTGCGGATATAATCTTGTGTTTCCTGCGGTGCGTGAGCAAGCCAATTGTCACCGTATTTCTTTACGGCCTTATCGACATTGCCGCCGCCCCAGTTATATCCGGCGAGCGCTTTGGCATAGTCGCCGTCATACTTCGCAACAAGACCGGACATCATTTTCCCGGCTGCATCTGCTGCTTGTCCAGGATTAAAAGGATCAATTCCGTATCCTTTAGCTGTAGCAGGCATGAATTGGAACATGCCCGAAGCCCCTGACTTGGAGTTACGCGCGTTCGGGTTAAAGCTGCTTTCCGCTTTCGCGATCTTTCCCAAGAACCCATCTGGCAGGCCGTATTTGTTTTCTGACTGACTAATCATTCCGGCATATGTCTGCGGTACATTTAAGGAGGAACCGTTCCCGCTATACGTTCCTCCTACTGAAAAGCCTTTGGATACTTTTTCTTGAAGGATGCAATCTCTTTCGACGTGTAACCGGCCTTTGACAGCATTTCAAGGGTATCCTGTCCAGGCGCTACACCAGAGGCGTTCCAAGCGTCGATAAACGCTTTTTCCCTTGTTGTAGGGTCGCTAATGGTGCCATACTTCGGCATACCTGTGTCCGGATCAACGCCAACCGTTTTGCGTAGCGAGCTGGAAAGCATATCGCCTGCTGTCGCGCCGGACACCGTTTTACCGCTGCCGCTACCGTTTGATAATTCGTCATCGTACTTAATCCAAGCAAGGTCATTGTTATCCTGAGACAGCGAATAATTAGCCCAAGAAAGCGCGTTATCAATGCCCTGCTGCTCGACACGGTTGTTAAACTCTTTCATCCACTGCGCGTCTGCAACTTTATCACGCCCATGCGAGTACGATGTTTCTGAATCATAGCGTTTATCGGCGATTGCATCCCGACCATGTGCATAATCCGTTTCAGAATTGTATCGATCATCCGCTAACTTATCGCGGCCGGCATTGTAATCAAACGTTTTATTCCACTGTTCATCTGCGACCTTATCACGGCCTGTTGTGTAATCGAAATTACGATCAGACTCACGAGCTGCCAGCGTTTGAATGCCGTATTTCCCTTGGTTATTACGTGATTGACCCAGCGTCACATTGCTGCCTACTGCGTCCACGTTTGCATTCATAGCTGCAAGCTTAGCGCGCGCATCGTCTGCCCGTTTATGCGCGGCGTCTCTCTCTGCTGGCGTTGTCGCGCTCGCGTAATCCGTCTTGGCTTGATTAACCTCGTCGTAAAGCTTCTGCATGTCGGATGTATTGAGGTACCCCGTCAATTGACCTTTTTGCAGCTCAAAGCTGCGGTCTGCGTTACTTTGGTCGAGCAATCGGCCATCACGCACGCCTTGAAGCTGCTGCTGAAGCGCTAACTCGTCCGCTGCTGCATTGTCGTTAATCAAGGCACGCCGCTGCGAGAGGTCTTGGAGTGTATTCGCGAGATCGCGGTTGATGGCATTCGCGCCATTCTGACGCGTCGTATCGTTCCCGATCTGCGCCGTGATGGAGTCGCCGCCATTGATGCCCTGGCTCGCCATCTGCTCTTTTAGCGCCTTCATCTGCATCATGGACATAAGATCATTATTGTTGCGGTTATCATAGGCGCCCTGGTTTGCTTGTGTCTCTTGTCCCAATAGCCCTTGAAGCTGTGTGTCCCGCGCTTTTCGCAAGGCCTGCAGTCCAGCGTTATAGTCGTTTTCATAAGCGCCGTTAATCAAGTCATTTGCGCTTGTTCCTGTTGGCACTCCATCACCCCCATTACCTGATACATTTGATCCGTCGCCGCTGCCTGTGCTGCCTGTGCTGCCTGTGCTGCCGGCTCCTGTTGGATCATTCAGCGTATAACCTACACGCTTCGAATCTGCTATCAGTTTGTCCATTAGCGCGGTATCGCCGGCCGCGTATGCGGCTGCATACCGTTTGTTCTGATCAGCTGCGTATTTGTCCGCGCCTCCAAATTTTCTACCTAGATAATAGTCTTTAGAAAAATCGTTCGACGAGGCATTGCCCTGCTCCGATGCAACACCAGAAGCGTCTGACACGCCTGCGCCAACCCCCTGTGTCGGCGGGAACTTTTTATTTGCCAGGTCATAGGCTTTCTGCGGGTCTATTCCTTGCTTCATCAAATCTTGTTGGTAAAGGAAAGCATCACGAGATTGGGCAATGTTCTTGCCTGTTCCCTGGTCGATAGTCTGATGACCGGTTGCTGCTCGGTTAGTGCCTTCAAAACTGAAATTGTCGCTTGTGCCATTGATGCCATACTTTTGATTCATCTGATCTTCTATATCATAGAATTTGCTGTATAGCGGTCCAAGCACCTTCTTCGCCCACTCATCTGTTAGGCCATAGCCCTTGCTAATTTCCGCGAGCTGCAACTGATGAATCTGGCTTAAAATATCATCTTCCTGCGTTTTCAACCCAGCCACGGCGTTGATCCTGTCTTGGTCTGCTGCGCCTGCGCCTTTAAGTGAGCCGCCGCCAGTTTGATTATAGTAAGCGTCTGTGCTCGCCCATTTTAAGGCGTCTGCGCTTGGCGTGCCATTATACCCCGTGCCCGTGTTAGGCGTAACGCCAACCGCCGTATTTGCGTATGGCGTTGGTTGTGGGGTGCTGTCTGGCGTACCAAGCAGTGTGCCTGGTTTGGATACCCCTGGCGTGCCTAATAGTGTGCCTGGCTTTCCGGCGAACATGCCGCCGATCTTGCCAGCAGCAGAGGCCGCCGCGCCACCAAACGCCCCCGCGCCAGGAGCCATATTCTTAAGGCCGCCACCTGGCGGGATCGGAGACGGTGCCGCTGCGGGGACTTGTGGCTTGAGCGCGTTATACTGCGCCAGGTTTGCCGAGTTGGTCGGCTGAATGCCTAGATTCCGTTTACGTTGCAGCTCTGCGGCGGTTTGTTCCGGTGTCATAAGCGCCATTCAAACACCTCCTCAAAAAGTAGTAAAGCCCCCGAAGGGGCCTTAAATCGTTGCTACAGAGTAACCCGTTTGAGGCAGAGCCATGATTTCGTCTGATTCGGCTTGGGTGATGTAACCCTTTGTCACTGCTGTTGACATTTGCTCCGGTCCCCATGCACCGGAAGTCCACCGCATTTTGCAATAATCGTAAAGTCTGCTCATTGTTCACCGTCTCCTTTTATTTTAAATTCCCAGTAGGAAATCTACTGTGGCGTTGGTCACTGCAAGCTGTTCCTTCAAATCTGCGATTTGATCGGGTAGACTTTTCTCTGGTTCGGGAATCGGTTCGGTGACGAATTGGCCATTGATATAGCGCGTGATGGCACCCGCCGGAATGTCCGGAATCTCGTCCACCTCTACACAGGGTAGCTTACACTCTTCCTTTGTGATTATTGTGTTGTACCCCACCACAATGTCACCTTGCAGAATTACGATAGCCACTTAATACACCGTCCTATCTGATAACGTCATATGAAACATTAAAATTACTTAGTGTGATCGTCGCCGAGGCTGCTGAGGAAGCGCCGAAATAAATGGGAACAAGGCTATGCACCGCATACGAGAACGTAATAGTCGTTGGAGTGGTTGTAATCGTTCCGAACGAGTTGGAACAAAATTGATTGTTCGTCAGGCTCGCAGGGTCATACGTGGTAACTGTCCCGAGCGGGACAAGGTTATTAATAACCGGCGAGCCTCCGCCCTGCGCGCCTATGGCTATGCCGCCACTTAGGAAGTTCTGTGCAGGGAAGTACGCCCGCAATGTTGCCGTACCTGCTGAGATAGAAGCGTCTATGCTTATGAGTACCTCCCCGATGTATTTGGGCAAGAACTGAAAGAAAATAGTTGATCTAGCCGTAGCCGAACCCGTAGCAATCGCCCTCGATGTCGCATCGGAGTATTTCACGTTATTGCTTGCAACACTGAATGCCATATCGCACCCCCTTACCTGATTAAGTCATAGCTTATCCGAAGATTCCGTAATGTGAACGAAGTGATTGGCTGGATATAGCACCCGATCCAGATCGGCGCGCGTTTGAGTATCGTATAGTTAAAGGTGTACTGTACGATGGACAGCGTAGCTGTTGCCAGTATCCCTGAACCACTTGTGCCGAATCCACTACTCGCGTTTGTTGGATCGAACGCAATTTGTGTGCCCGGCGGCGTTAAAGCTGAAATCGAAAGAGCTGCGCCGCCCTGTGTACCTACACCAGAACCCGTGGAAGGTTGAGAAACGCCAGCCGAATATACATGGAGCGTCGAGGCGCTTGCCGTAGAACCAACACCAAATTCGACCGAAATTTGTATCTCGCCTGTTGCTTTAGGGTAGTAGAGAAAACATGGAATCGATTTTCCTGACCCCGATGTTGTGAAACTGTACGAAGTAGAGTCCGAATATTTTACATTGGTACTGGCTACCATGATTCCATCGGTTGCGCCTTTGGGTGATGCCGCCACTGATTGAGGAAAGCCCATCGTAGCACCTCCTAGTAGTTGCCGCCGAATGTGGTAATTTGCAGCCCCGCCGCTACGGTTGTACCAATGGTTACGTTTATCTTATACCCCGAAGGTAGCACAAGTTGTGGAAGGAAGTTTCCGTCGAATGCGATTGAAATGTCATTAAGCGCCGCAACCTCAGATAGCGTTGTCGCTGGGACAGTCACCTCATAGAATAAGGTGTTGTTCGTCGCTGTGGCATTCGTCGAGCCGTTATTGATAAAGAAGCGGACCACCGTTGCAACATTCGTCCCAAGCGCGCGGATTTTAATAGCGTCGACGCGCGTGCCGTTCGTGCCGCCCGTTGCGATGGTCACGACTGTGCCTGTGCCGTCTTTGGCCGTGTTCGCGGTGGCTACTGTTCCGAACGATACGATTGGAGCATTAGGGAAAATAGGTGCTGTATTTGCTGGCATTCTACCAACCTCCTAAGTTGTTATAGGCATACAAAGTCCCGCCGACGCCTGATGTAGACACGGAGAGTGCGGTGTTTACAAATTCCGCTGTCGCGAGCTGTGTTGTGTTCGTGCCTGGTGCCGGTGTTGGTGCGGATGGTGCACCAGTGAACGCCGGAGAGTTAAGGCCCGCTTTGGCGTTAAGCAAGTTCATAAGATCGGTCTGTGTCGTGATGACGCCTGTAATAAGCCCCCAGGCCGTAGAACCCGCGCCACCGTAGCCCTGCGCCTTTACCCATTCCGTCGTGGCAATGGCGGTACTGTTGTCCGTTGTGGACCTCGTCGGCGCTGTCGGCGCTCCTGTTAGCGCTGGCGAGAAGAGCGTTGCGTAATCGGACAAGAGATCATCAATCAGCCCGTTAAGCGCTACGCGCAGCTCCTCTGGCGAGCTGTCAAACTGCGCTTTGATTTGCGCCGCCGAGTACGTTGGGCTTGGGCGGTCCGGAAGATCCGAAACTTTCTTCGTAAATGCTGTAATCTTTCTTGCGCTGATGCTCATCGTTTTACCTCCCTCTGCGTCCTCACTTTAATGCCGACGCTCAAGATGCCCATGCTCTCGTCGAGCCTGTCATTTTGGATAATGACCTGGAAATAGACGATTTTTTTAGCTTTAATCTTTGCGGCAACCTCTTGCGGCAGTGAAGAAGTCATAAACGAGAAATTATTAAAATCCATAGCCGTAAAATCAATTAAATCCACCCTTGCGAGTAGGGGAATGGCTATGGCGTCGCCGGATTCTGTGCGATCCGTTGCGTAAAAGAGGTCTGCCGACGCTTTCGCACTCGGTTTTAGTGAGAAAAACACCTTTTCGACCAGTTTCGTGTGCTCGTCATCCTCAAAACTGAACACTTTTGACTTCCAGAAGGCTCGGATGGCCTCACCATCGTCCGCGTATGGGTAGGCATCGGTCCCCTTAAAGACGCGGTATATCGTGCCATCTCCATCGGAGCCAAAAAAGAGCGTGCCGTCGATCTCCAGGAAGCAAGATGCCGGAATGTTGTCCCACAAATACCAGACTTGCTGCCGGTAATCGTAGACATAGCAATTCCCGTTGACGCAAATGATATATTTCTTGTCAAAATCGACGGATACGGCATTATCCAGGCCCGTTTCTGCTAGTAGCTTGGATTGTACATTGTCCGATATACGCGACACATTCCGCTCGTCAGATACGTTCGTGCCGACAATCTCATACACGCCAGCAGGACTTAGGAATGTCGGCGCATTCTCGATGAGCTGTAGGCTGTCCGGCGCCGTGCACCCTACGCTTGAGTTAAGCGGGATGATCGGGAACGTAGCCGCGCCGTTTTGATCCTGCTCGAAGCTCATCGAGAATATCGTTGTATCGTTTGGCGTCGGTTCTTTGATGATGTTACACCGGCTGAATTGCTTCACGAGGCGCGTAATCTTCCCCGCGTCGCTGCCCACGTTGGCAAACGCAAGCTCTGGCCAGTACGTCGGATCCTGCAATCCGCACCGGCGCAACACGTTTGGATAGGCGGGATTTCCGAAGAGGAACACCCGTGTGTCATTCGTGCCGCCGTAAATCTCGAAGCCCGTGCACTTCTTCACGCGGTCCGCGTATCCGGCTTGCGTCTTGTACGCGGTAATGACGACGTTATTCGCTACACCTGTAGCAGGAGCCACCGTGAACGTCACGACGCCTGTCGTGCGGTTAACCGTGAAGTCTGTTGTCTCTACCTTCGCAACGCCGCCTACCGTCGCTGTGACCGCCGTAGCGTCCAGGTTCGTCAAGCTGAGTTGGTATGTTTTCGTTGTGCCGTCCCCGCTGAAACTGTCTTTAAAGCCAGTTCCTATAAGGTTCCAATTCTCATATGGCGTACCGCCGCCCGCTGGCGCTCGGCCAATGGTTAGCGTCGGCACATAGGCCGCACTCTCTACGGTTGTCACGGTCGTACCGTCATACCGTAGGTAGTTCGTGCCGTCCATGATGTAGCAGTAATTGCCGAACGTGAAAAACCGCGTCGTAGCGTCGGCCTTGCTGCTGTAGATGCTTACTGGATCGGCGCCGGACGTGTCCCAGGTGTAAAGGCTCGTACCATGCGCAAGCAGCCGGATCACGGTTCCATCCTTTTTACGGAATAGATATAGGCCGTTTACCTTTCCAGGGCCAAGCGTCGGCGAGAATACTTTGGTGTACCCGTACCGCTTATCGATCTGCCCGAATTGGTCAAGCGTCACATTCAGCATGTCCGGTGATTCCGAGTTGTCAATCTGCGTGGGCGTGCCGTTGAGGTTAACGCCTCGGAAGTTTTTAATCGAAATAATAGGTGGTACCATGGTGGGTGCCGTTATTTGTGCCAAGCTATCACCCCCTAAGTGAACGTTCTCGCGCCAAGGAAGTAGTTATTCTTTACAACCGTGTCAAGCGCTGTGCTGGTGTAATAGAGTGCCAGTGCGTCGGTGATATCGACGAACGAGAACTCTTTTAGGTTAATCGCCCCTTGCGTCGTATTCGCACCGCCTGCCGTGTTCTTATCATCCAGGTAGATCAGCGCCTTAGCGCTGGCACGGTCTGCGGTGAATGTGTACCAGATATCTGTGTACACGGAGTTGGAATACACTCCATCCACGTCAGGGTTGAACTTGTTGAACGCGCCTTCATCGTACAGTGAAGTTAGACGCAGCTTGTAGTTATTCAAAGCCGGTTTGACTTTGAGGTGTACCAGATACGTTCTGCCCGATGTTACCGTGAAGTAGCGCGTGCCCAAACGCGGCAAGCCTGCCCAACTCGTCGTGGCGTTTTGAATCTCGTTGCCTATGATCGTATAGCCCGTCACCGTGTCCAGGTTGAAATACGTATTGTTGTATGCCGCGATCGCGTTAGTCAACGTATTGCCAGAGTGGAGGAAATCCGCTGATTGCTTGGTGAGTGTGTAGTTCGTCGCTTGTACGACATCGACTAAGTTTTTAGCGCTTGCTACAAAACAGGTTGCAGAGGAGCTATTTGTATCCGCTTGTACGTGGTCATTTTCATGGAACAACGTAAAATTCGCGCAGCCCGCGTCGATCTGATAGCCTTTGATCTGTGAAATAGCTGGCTTAAATACCGTCGATTGGATGATACCGCCAACGCGGGAAGTACCATTCGTGAAGTAGTAGCCATAGGCTGTTGCCGATCTTTTCAGCGCGGTGTTGTTGGATGTCGTGTCAATAGCTCCATAGCCGTTAGCATCCGATAGACATCCCGAAAGAAGAACGTCCTGCGCGCCGTCAAACGTCCAGCCGTTGCCGTAGTTCTCCTGGCATTCCACCGCCGTGAACTGGTTCCGCTTGCCTGTTACATAAATACCGGCATTCAGTGCATCCGTGCCCGAAGCGCCATCTGTGCCGCCGACCACGGTTTGACCGCGTCCGCAAAAGATAACTTTACCGTTCGTAAAGCGGTTGTTTGAGCCGGTTACGTAGATTCCCGCTTTACCGTTGGCCGTAATCTTAAGCGTGCTGTACGTGTTGTCCGTCGATTGGACGTACATCCCGTAGCCGTGACAAAACTCTACCGTCAGATCATCAATAAAGTACGTCCATGTATTCGCGTAGCAGCGGAAACCATCGCCGCCAATGTCCCGAATCTGGATGTTATGGATGTACATATTGTTAATCGTTCCGTCATTCGTGCCGCCGCTCAAGCCCGATTTACCGACGATCAAACCCGTTTTGCCTGACGATGCAGACCCGCTCCATGCATTCCCTTTTATGATGAGATCCTTGATACCGTTGTTGCTTGTCGTGCCATCCAAGACGATCATGTCTACGTTTGCGCCTGCCGCTAACTGGATGGTTGTCGCGCCTTTACCCTCTCCGGCGAGGATAACGTTGGCCGGAATGGTAATGGTGCTGGTAATCTTGTACGTGCCCTCAGGAAGGTACACAACCCCGCCGCCATTGGCAACGGCCGCCGTAATGGTATCTTTTATTTTTTGGGTATCATCGGCTACACCGTCGCCCGCTGCGCCGTATGTTTTGACGCTCAGCCCGATTCCGCCACCGCCTGTCCCTGGTGGACCTTGTGGACCTTGTGGACCTGTCGCACCCGTTGCTCCTGTCGCGCCTTGCGGGCCTGTCGCGCCTTGCGGTCCCTGCGGGCCTTGCGGTCCTACAGATCCATTCGCGCCCGTAGCACCTTGTGGGCCTGGATCACCTTTTGGGCCTTGTGGTCCTGCTGGTCCTGCTGGTCCCTGCGGCCCTGGTGGCCCGACGCCACCGCCGCCAACCACATCCGACATTTTCGCAATCTTGATATTTCCATTCTGACCGCCAATATAGACGTTCTCTTGGTCTGTCGTGAAGCCTAACTCGCCAAGCGCGAGGTCGGGCAGATTCACTTGCAACCCGCGTCTAACCTGTATCCGTTTTACGGGCATTAGAACACACCCCCGTCAAGGTCTTCATCTTGTGCGGTATCGTTAACCGATACAATTGGGCCGATTGTGGCACGCTTTCTTTTCCGCAATTCCTCATATCGCTGCTGAAAGAAGGAAGCCGAAGCCGGATCATCTTGAATGGTCAGATGCGCGGCGAGCCCATACGGCAGCACGAGCAGGCAATCCCTATCCGGTAGCAGCAACGGCTCGCTCAAATCATCTACGATAACGGAAGCGTCAGCAGTGGGCAGCATTTCCGCTTGCAGCACTGTTAGGAATTGCAGCGATTTCGTCTTTAGCGCGATGTCTGACACATCAATTGTCCCGGATTGGGTAACTTCATCGATGAGCGCTAGCGCGGTTTCATAGACTTTTTGTCCTGTGATCGCCATATTTCACCCCATTACGTACAAAAAAGGGGCAGGAGACTCATCCCCTACCCCTTTTTGTCTGGTTATTTGCCGTCTGCTTTCTTCTTTTCCTTCTCTGGCGCTTCTTCAACGAGCTTAAACCCGTTGCGCTCCATCAGAGAAACATGATTTTCATCATGAATTTCAACCTCTTGTCCATTTTCATGACGGAATAGCATGAAATTACACCTCCAACCACGCGTAGACGCCTTTTTTCTTCGCGTCTAGCACGAATGCATCATAGTAAATGCGGCCTTCTGCCAGAGATCCCGAGATTCCTGGTGGATCATCGTGAACCTTGTAGTCTTGGAGCTTCTTAGGCGCTACCATGACAGATGGATGCGTGATAATGAACGGTGTTTTTGCCGGGAAATATACCGTAGGAGCCATAACAATCTTCACGCCGTCGATTGTACCAACTTGGCCCGTGATCAGCATGTTTTGCGCTGTATCGGACGCCTTAATGAAGGACGTATCCTGCTTGATGATGGAATAGAAGTGCGGTGTTACGAAAGCGATACGGCCGCCCATTGGTACCTTGTTCTCCGACAGGTACTCGCCAGCCGTCAAGAACGAGCTGTACGCGTTCGACGTTGTGATGTTCGTCGCAGTTGGACGGCCACCGTTCGCCGCTGCTGCTGTTACCCATGCCGCAAGGCGGTAAGTGTCCACCTCTGGCGTGATAACCTCGTCTTGTTGGCGTTTGAGCGCCTTTCCGGCATCACGAACACCCGCAGGCGTGTCGATCTTGTTACCTGTATCGATAATAAATGTAAAGGAACGATCCTTTGTCAGCGTGTACGTCGCTACAGTGTCCTGTAGTTCCGCTGCTGTACCGTAACGGCCAGAAGCCGCTGTACGGTTGTAGTCGTTCATCGCTACTGTTGGGATGCTGTATACTGTGATGGTCTTCGCGCCATCCCAAGAATAATCCTGATTTGTTGCTGCATCTGTCAGAGATTTGATTTTAAAGCGCTCGTCGACCGCTTTCGAGTAATTCGTTGCTAAGTTAACTGCCATTGTTTACCCTCTCCCTTTAATCGGAATTGAAGCCTTCCAAGAAAGGATCGGACGCCTTCTGCCTAGTGCTTCCGTTCGTCGATACACTTCCAATCGAGGCCCTCTTGCTGTTTGTTTCGTTCTGCTTGCTTATCTTCAATTGGTTGCGCAGCTCAGTGCTGTGGTGCTGCATGTAGGCGAATTTAAGCGGCGTCCCGCTCTTTTGCGCGTCCCATACAGCTTGCGGCACAACGTCTTTACTGCCATCGAATGGTCGATCATTGAGCTGCTGGAACATGGCAAGGAAGTCGGTTAATTCCGCGTCTCTTGCCGCTTGTGCCTGCGCTGCTTCGCGCTCTCTGGCGCGTTCCTCCCTATCCCTGCGGCTGGCCATAAGCTCGTCCACTAGTTCGGGTGGTAGGTTCTCGTACTGCTGCATGAGCTGCTGTTCAGCGATTGCCGCTTTATATTCGGCCTCGGTGCGGATCGGTTTACCGTTCCACTCATAGCCCTGTTCTGAGATATAAGAATCGCGGGCTTCTTGTGCAGCTTCTTCTCTTGCTCTTGCGATCGCCCGTTCCTGGTTCATGCCCATTTGAGCGAATCGCTGAGCTTCTTCCAGAGTCAGTTCCCGCTCTTGTTTATCAAACTTGACCGGTATCTTAATCTCTGGCTGCGCTGGTTCGTCAGGTTCATCCGTAGACTCGTCGGCCGGTGTGGTATCCTCTGCCTCGGTCTCGGTATCCTGCTCACCTGTGTCGATGTCGTCATCTCCGAAGCCGAAATCGTCCTGTGGTAGGGACGTGTCGCTATCAGAGAAGCCGATATCTTCTTCGCCTTCTGCGAAGTGTTGAAGATTTAACTTAAGCATGTGTGCCTCCTGGCGGTATGGTAGCCGCCGCCCAGTTTATTGCCTTATGACAGGGCAGAATAAACAAAAGACGCCCTATGGTAGGAGCGCCTTTTATTTGGCTATCTTAGTCTTCCGTCGCAAACTGGGTGGGGGGATTCTTCAGTACGAAACCGCCAAAGATTGTTTTGGCCCCAGATAAAATCAATCATGGACTTTAATTCTTCAAACTGGTCAATTGTCAAGTGCATCCCCAGTCCGGACCCGTCTTTAATATCGACACCGTACATTGGTCCATTCTGATAAAAGTTAACCGAAATATTTCCGTTGCTGACCGTTTTAATCACGTTAACCCTCCTATTTTTTAGCTGTTGCCTGTGCCAGCGCTAACTTGCCGGCAATGTCGAGATGCTTCATAGCGGTGTCATGCTGCATCTTCTGCTGTGCGTCGTTGCGTTTGTGATGCGCGGCCTGCTCTGCCGCCTGCTGCGCCAGTAGCTGCTCCTGCATGGTCTGCTGCTGCATGCCTTGCTGCTGCTGCGCGGCCATTTGCTGTTGCTGCTGCATCATGGCTTGCTGCGCCTGTATTTTCTGCTGCAAATCGGCAATAAGTTCTTCCTTCTGCGGAATCATATCGGCCGGTTGGCGTTCCAGGTATTGAATGATATCGATATGACCTTGAGCAAGAAGGTTGTCCAATGTCTGACTGACTGCGATCTCAGACCAATACGAGCTCTCACCCACGTTGGCGCGGATATCGAGCCACAAATCCTTGAATTGCGAGAAATCATAGTCAACCATCTTCATTTGGATCGTTTGCTGTCCGGTCATCGGATCAACGACCGGCACTTCCTGCATCACAGGTCGCGGTCCGTAGTGCGTGCCCGCCATATCGAAGACGATACGCCCGATGTCTTCAATCCACTCGTAGAGATTGCTTTTTGGATTCTCTAACGGCACGGCTGCCGCCTTAGATACAGCAATGATGGCCGATGTGTTCTTCGGATCGACGTTACCAAGCGCGCCGTCAGAAGCGCCAAGCATCTCCTTGGTGTACTGCATCGCAATTTCAAGCACTTGCATGATTTGCGCTGACATATTGCCAGGCTGCAAGTACGTGGCGATGTTGGCGAGCGGCGTGTTGAGATCCGCACCACTTACACCGATGGCCGAGCCTACTGCATCGTCCCATTGCTCCAAGAGATCCGCGTTATACACGGCTTTAGGGAACGCGGTACGCATCAAGTGATACATCACGAACGCAAACATGCGATTTATGAAGATTTGGTTAGGCAACACGCCTGTCGCTATCGCTCGACCGTGATAGGTGCCCTTCTGTTTCTCCCAATTGTTGAACGCGACTGGATAGACGGAGAGCCCCAAGTCTTCATCTTTGAAGATATAAGCGCCTTCTGTGCTCTTGGAAGCTACGATCGTGTCGTATTCCTCGTCAAGTTCAGCGCCAGTTAGCTGGTCCACCGTTTTCTTGGTCTTCTTCACCTTGCGATAGACGATAATGTATTCGGCTTTGCCGGATTCGTCGCCCTCTACCTCGATTTTGCTATAGTTGCCCGGTGAATTTTCATAGTTCTTATCGGACTTGATGTCACTTGGGTTCTGTCCGTAATCCTCCGCTTCTTCTTGGAGCCGCTTCACGGTATCCCTGCCGCGTACAATGACATACGGCTGTACATCCATGCTGCTCGTGTTGGCGTTGCCCAGGAATACGTCGGTACCGTCGATGAGCTCGAAGCAAATATCGCCTTTAATCTCCGGCCGCATGCTGCCATATGGCTTTTTGGACTGGTCCCAATAGAAGTGCGCGGCCATATCACCAGATACAGCGGCGTCGAATAGCGCATCTTTAATGCGGAACTCCATTTTCCACTTTTCAAACAGGTTGTTTATGACCTTATTCGCGATTTCCGCACCGGCCGCGTCATTCTGCCTGCTCGGATCGGGATTATCCTTGTCATACATCATCGGTTCGAAGTGGATTTTTGCCTTGGAACTGGTCAAAGACGCCACAAAGAACGTGATAACGCGTTTGATGATGTTAAACACCGGCTTGGGCATGTCCGATTCCGGCAATCCTCTCCACTGGTTGCCTGCGAAGAAGTCCCAATTCGCGTTAACGGTCTCGTAATAGTTCGGGTCTTGGCTATTGTTGTACTTCACACCAGCTTCATAGAGCTGCCAATCCTTTGTCGGCGTATTAGCCAATTACTTCACCCCTTTCGCGCTTTCGCCTCGTTGTACGCCATCATCTCATCAAAACCTTTCTTTAGGCGTTTGGCCCGTTCGCGCTGCTCTTGGAGCTCTGCTTCGTCTTCATCCAGTTCGAACTCTACTGCAGGCTGCTTGGCCCGCTGGCCTGCCATGTATCCGCTAATGAATGCACAAAAAAAGGCCGTTACTGTTAACGCCCCTACTAGGAATTGCATATTTAGTTCACCTTTCTTTCCTCTAGTCTTCTTATACGCACTTCATGACGTGTTAAAAGGGAGTCCAAAGTTTTGATATATTCATTCTGATCGATAAGTTGTTGGTTAAGAATCCGAATCATTTCATTTACGTTTGTAAACAATTGTTTTAATTGCTCGTCCATATTCTCACCACCTCGTATAAGCGGCCATATTCGGCTTCCCGCCTGTCAGCTTCTTCACTGCTTTCGCGTGCTTCTCTTGCGGTGTTGGGTTGTCAGGGTCACTCTCATGCTTTTTGCGCTCCTTGAAGTGCAGCACCTCATCATTGAGCGCATACCTCACCGCGTCTATGCTGTGATTGTTCTTGTCGGGGTAGCCTGCTTTCCAATTGCCGTTCGCATCCTTGTCGAGCTCATACGTTAGGAACTCGCGTGCTGTCTCCGGGCACCGTGTATCGTCGATGATGATGGCTTCGAGGTCCTGGAGGAACTTCACGCCGTACTCGATACTATCCGGCCCTTTCTTGACTGCTCGAATCTTCCTCCCGTATTGCCGCAGCTCATGGTTTGACTTCGGCTCTGCTGAGTCGGCAGTAACCAATTCGTTATTCGTGTTTTCCTTCTCGATCTCTTGATTCAGCATGTGGTTACTCATACCGACTTTGTAAATCTCGAAGTAGATATATAATCGCTTGTGTTTACGGTCATAATGCATGACGTTGTAAGACACAGGGTCAATAGCATAACCGTAATCGAGTCCGCGCTTGATGTTGTAAAACTCTTTGATTTCCTCATCACTGATACGCCTAATCTGCACATTGTCGAACACTTCCCCGCCTGTGCCTGTTACTTCGCCCATATATTCATGCTCGTAGGCGCTCGGCTTGGTGTCTCTCAGGTGTTCCGCTTCTATGATGAACTGTTCACCCAGCCATTCACGCGGAACGCTTAAATAGGTGCTGTGGTGCGTCAAACGGTCATCCCGCGTCATCTGCACTTCTGCATTTACCCAGTTGTTTGCGCTCTTTGGCGGGTTATAGGAATAAAACACGCAATACTTAGGTCCACCGCGCATAAGCGATTGGTTAATCATCCGAACTTCTTCCATGCTAGCGAACTCATCAAGCTCCTCGTACCAGATGAACTTGGTGTAGCCGCGGCTGAACTTCATGGATTTGATCTTCTTCGGCTTATCCGCACCACGGAAGCGTATCTCCTGCCCTGTGGGCTTGTAGGTGATGACCAGCTTCGCCTCGGGTATCTCCCAATAATCCTCCACGCCAAGCGCCTCTATGGCCCAGGCAAGCTGCTCCATGACCGACTC